CCTTTTCATAACCAGCTAAAATTTGCCCGAAGTTTTTTTGTAAGGTTGATTCTTCTTGATTACGCTTTTTTTTTGGCGCAAAAATTTCTTTGTATTCTTCAGCCGAAATTGAGTTTAAATTTGTCATCAAAGTACCTCAATTTCAGTCAAAACATAATTCTTAAACACTTTGCCTTTATGATCGCCGTAGCCCTGGTTCAAAGTCATTGTACCAGAAACTTTAAACTCTGCTTCAGCTGATCTATTGGCATCTATTGTGTCCATAACTAACTGAGAATTAGTTTGAAATCCTTGCTCAAAAGGTTCTGTTCCGTCAGTCCATACAAGTTTGCCCCAGCCTTTGCCTTGTTTGCTTCCGTAAGCGAAAATTTTACAATTTTTTATTTGAAAAGTGAAATTTGGCATTATTTGGCCTCCAAAAGTTCGGGGTTTTCGTAGATATTGCCAATCACTTCGCAACTCATTTTTCCATTTTCAACTTCTTCAGAATAAAATCTTTCAAAAAATTCTTCTTTTGAAAATGGGTTTGAAATATAGCCAAATCCATAATTACGCCAGCCGATCAAAGTATAATTATCTTTTGTCCACTCTGAGTTGCCATTTTCATCAATTATTTCTTCTGAAATAAGATCCCCCTCATAAATCTCTTTGCCGTTTTTGTCTTTTAAGCCTGTGTATTGCATTACAACAGAACCTACAGAATCATTTAAATAGTTATCAAACCCGACTATATCATATCCTCCATCAACATTAGAATATTCTTTGGTTTTGGTTATATCATATTGCATTTTTTTGTCTAAACAATCCCAAGCCCTAAATTTTATCTCCCTTTGTTCTGTCATGTCTTTACTCCTTTCTAGGTTCAATTAATTCACCAAACGCAATTATCCCTTTGCGTAATTCCGCCTTAATTTGCATTTCTTCTTTTGTTGGTAATCTCCACAAACATATTCCAGCAAATATTCTTAGTTTGGAACTAAGAGTTTTTGCAGAAATTCCCAAGCCTGCCTCAATTCCCAAACCTGCTTTAATTCCATCGCCTGCTTCAATTCCACTTCCTGCTTTAATTCCATCGCCTGCTTTGATTCCCCAACCTGCTTTAATTCCATCGCCTGCCTCAATTCCATTTCCTGCTTTGATTTCCCAACCTGCTTCAATTCCATTTCCTGCTTCAATTCCCCAACCTGCTTTGATTCCCCAACCTGCTTTAATTCCATCGCCTGCCTCAATTCCCAAACCTGCTTTAATTCCATCGCCTGCTTCAATTCCATTTCCTGCTTTGATTTCCCAACCTGCTTCAATTCCATTTCCTGCTTCAATTCCATCGCCTGCTTCAATTCCACTTCCTGCTTTAATTCCATCGCCTGCTTCAATTCCACTTCCTGCTTCAATTCCCCAAGCTGCTTTGATTTCCTTACTTGTTTTGATTCCCGAACCTGCTTTGAAGTAAATGCCGCCTTGAATATTTAAACATTTAAATTTAACGTACCCTAAATTTTCTTCCGCTTCCAAATGCCCATTAAAATTTTCTAAATTAACTGAGCCAATATAATTATTGTTTGCGTCCAGTTGATCTTTTGTAATTATGTGCTTCTCCATTTTACTCCTTTGTTTTGTTAAAAATTTTATCACAATTTACCTCATTATAAGCTGTTTCTAATTCTTCTAAAACTTCCTCATCGCTCGCATGAAAATCTGGCAATTTTTCATCAGGACGACTGACTGCATAAATCATTTTTGCAGCTAATTCTGAACCATATTTCTTTTCTAATTCAAACCCTTCTTTTCCTGCTAAACAAATTGCATAACCAGCGCGACAATGAGTTGTTCCGCACCAATTTTCTTCATTTACTTTATCTTTTCCATGCCAAGAATTCATGTCTAATTCACCTTTTCCTGTTTTGATTGATTCAAATATAGCGGAATCAATATTGGGAATTTTAAATGAAGCATTTTTATCAATGCCGTTAAACTCACAATATTCAAAACCGGTTTTTGGATCCGGTGCAACCTCTAATTGCCTTCCTCCTTCAATTGGTAATGTATTATTATGTCTCATTACAATTACATAAGCAGATACTTTAATTTTAAGAGCAGAAAATAGGCGAATAAACACATTTCCCCGCGCCACAACGCTTGAATTTCCCCGCGCCACAACGTTTGAATTTCCCCACGCCTCAACGCTTGAATTTTCCCACGCCTCAACGCTTGAATTTTCCCGCGCCAGAACGCTTGAATTTTCCCGCGCCACAACGCTTGAATTTTCCCGCGCCACAACGTTTGAATTTCCCCACGCCACAACGTTTGAATTTCCCCACGCCACAACGTTTGAATTTCCCCACGCCTCAACGCTTGAATTTTCCCGCGCCACAACGTTTGAATTTCCCCACGCCACAACGTTTGAATTTCCCCGCGCCACAACGCTTGAATTTTCCCGCGCCACAACGCTTGAATTTTCCCACGCCTCAACGCTTGAATTTCCCCACGCCACAATGTGGCATCCTATTACAACAGCAATATTTCCGAGTTTTACACAAGCGTCAAATTCTGCTTGGCTTCTTACTTCTACTCTTTCTTTCATTTTTACTCTTTTTTGTTGTTAATTTTATAAATATTTGTACTGAATCCAAGACGGTAAGTCTTCCCAGCCCAAAACTTCAATATCATTTTCGCCCTCTTTTTTATAATCATCTTGCCAAGGATTTGTGCCGTATTTTTCAAAATTGTTTTTGGCTATTTGGAGGCCTTTTTGGAATAGATCACGACTGCTTTCGACTACATCTTGGCGAAAAGTTTTAAGCCTTACCATCAAGTCGTCTTTTTCCTGAAACGCAAAAATGAAATAATTGTGTTCTTTTCCAACAATTTTTTGTTGTTCTGGTGTTAAAATTCCTGAGGATCTGATTTGATTTAATCCTTCCAAATAAAAGGCTTGTTGCAAATAATAATCGTAGTCACCAATTGAATTTTTAATTTTATCAATGCTGGCAATGCTCTTGTAGTCAGCTATGTAATTGGGCGTCAAATAATCAGGGCGGCATTTGCACATCAAACCAGTTGCTTGGTCACGCCAAAAAATGCTCACTTCCATTATACCATCTTTGAATAATGCCCCAGCGGCAGGAAGTGACTCGAAATATTCGACCATTTCCTTAATGTCTTCAAATTCCTTTTCTGAAAGTTTGGTTTTATTTCCTCGATACTTGAATGTTTTCGCACCTTTTGAGGCGAAAAGTTCAAAGTTTTGTAGAAAATCTTCTTTTTGTGATTCCAATCTATAAAAGTCAGAATCAATTTCTAATTCTGGCAAAACCACATACTCTTGCCAAAACTTTTCGCGTTCCATTAAGTAGCAATGAAGAGCGGTGCCAATAGTTTTAGATTTAGTATCTTTCCATTTTCGTTTTGGATTCATTGCTGAGTTTCGCCAGTATTTCATTGGAGAAACTAACAAATCTTTAATGTTGCTGTTTGAAATTGCAGGGTCGTTGTGATAATTCTCGTTTGAGAGATTAAAATAGATACCAGCTGAAAGGCCTTGGGGCTGCTTATTTTGCATTCAAAACCTCCAAGCACTTAGCTTTAATATTCACAAGCTCCGCGTAGTAATTTGCTTTATTAGCTTTTAAATATTCCAGATCTTCAGCGGCCGCACCTTTCCAATAATTCTCAACACCTTTTGCAGCTACGAGACTTGGAAGCATTCCGCTAACTCTTTTAAAAGCTTGCTCTGCAACTTCATCGTTATTTGTAACAATTTCACCTTCAAACATTTCAATTTGAGCTTCTGGCTCTTGGTTCTGAATCATTTCGAGCGTTTCCTCGATATGATCTGACACTACGCTGGCTTTGAGATCAGAGACATTAAAAGATTTTTCGATTGCTGCTGGCGGAATGTGGGCATTGGCAGTTTTTGATTTTGGAGTAACATCAACAATTGCCTCTTTGATTCTCTCGCCTTCATCAGGATCATAAATTCCGCCCAAGCCAAAAGCATATCTAGCAGCTTGAATAAGAGCTTTATGACGCAACATTCTACGCGGCCATTTTTTCCAAGCTGGGCTTGATTCAACATTACATTCTTCAAGATATTCAGTTGCACAAATTGGCCTTGATCTATCCTTTCTGTAAATTCTGCACTCAATTGAGATTAATTTTCCATTTTCAACAACATCATTAAATTCGACTCCGTCCATTTCTGGGCGTCTATTAATAATTGTTGACCAACCATCGACTGGAACTATTGGAATAACTCTGCCGCCTTTAGCAAAAGCGTAAATCTCTTTTGTAAGCGGGTTTAAATCATATTCTTTGGCAACCGAAAGAAACGCTACAAATTCCTCATTTTTTACATTTCCAGCCATTACAGTTTCTTTAATAACAGCTTCAAAAGCTGCTCTTTCCATGCCGTATTTACCAGCCATAAAATCTATGACTGATTTTTTAGTTTCCGTTGCTAATTCTTTACTCATTTTTTCTCCTACTTTTTATTAAAGTTTACAAATTTTTGAATAACTCCGTAAAGTTCCCAAAATTCCTTATCTACAATTTGCCCATTCTCGAACTTATAAACGATTGAGAAAAACTTGTTGTGAAGTTTATCTCTAACTTTTTCAGCTACTTCATTATAGCCGAATTGTCTTGAATATTTCTCTTTGAAGTAGATCCAAAGATTTTCAAAGAAGGTGTGATTTAGTTTTGTTTCTTGCATAATTGTTTGATGTTAAATTAATAACCAAGTTGTTTCAAAACTTCTTTAATTGCGCTCTTAGCTTCTTCTTTAGCTAGTTGCTCATCTGCTTGTTTATACACTTTACAATAAAAAGAACAATCATCGTAACCATCTAATCTTTCCTCAACTAAATAACATTTATTGTTAAGATAGTTTTCTATTAAATCTTCAAGAACTAAACTGATTGTATTAGAAAGAGAATCTTTTGTTGATTCGATCTTTTCTTCTGAAAATTCTATGGTCATAATTTGTTTGATTTGTTGAATTTATTAACTTTAAAACTAATATTTTCTTACTTATTTAATTAAGTAAATAAGAACTTAAGAACTTAAGATTAATTAATCAAGCATTAATTTCAATTATTTTTTATGTTCAAAAATTCCAATTTTTTCAATATCCTTTTCGATACCTTTCAAAATATATTCTGCGGCTAATTTTTGCTTATCCTTTCCAAATTTTTTAGCAATAACTGTTAAATTAAAATCATCATCTAGTTCTAAGTCAGCTTTAATCCCAATAGTAGCTGGTTTTAGATTATATTTACTCATTGCTTCCATTTTTTCTTTAACAGTTACAGAAGCCTCAGCCTTTTTTGATTTTGCTAACTCTCGAACAGGTTCTTCATTTATAATAGTAGAAGAAGTTTCCTCTTGCTTTGCTTCTTCGATTTTTGCCGAAAGATCTCTTAATTTAATATTTGGTCTAGTCATTGAAAATTTCCTCGAAAAGTTGTTGAAATTCTTGTTGAGCTTTTAATGGCTCTTTTCCTTTAAGTTCAAAAATTGATTTACCATCAAATCCAAGCGAATCTTGATAGCACATTCTGTCACCAAGAAAAGTTTTTGAAATTTTAAAGTAAGTCAAAAAATCTTTTATTCCGTAGATTACATTAAGTTGATTTTCTTTCTTTACTCGATTTGGCACAATATAAGCTGGCACTCTTGCAGAAGAGAGCGGAAGTTTTGCCTCAACTTTTGGCACGGTTTTAACATCTGGCGCAGTTGGTTGAAGTGGCATTATGATTTTATCCGCAACTTTGATTGCTAACTCTAGAGCAAGATTACGATATTTTTCTTTTACATCATCATTAGCTTTACCAAACTCAATGATGATAACTTGATATTTTTTACTTAAAGTTTTTAGCTCTTTTTCTAATTCCTCAGTAGGAATGTTAACCACTGGCATTTCTGGGAATATTCCAGCTTCCTTTCTATCAGCAGCAAAATCGGCAGAAGAATATTGATCATTATCGCAATCAATTAAAACAGCAGAGTAGCCATTTTTAATCAATAAATAAAGCATATTGTAAGCGACTGTAGTTTTGCCAATTCCGCCTTTATTGCCAACAACAGCTAAAACAAAATTAGTCATTTTTTTGGTTTTTTAATTTTTCTTGCATTTCTTTCTCGCCGACATCCATTCCTAATTCTAAAACAAGAGCTCCAATTGCAGAGCGGGAAGCCTTAGATTTATAAATTTTTTTATAGTCGTGTTCAAAACTATTGAAACGATCAATTGTTTCAATTGGGGTCGCATAAAAATTAAGTTGATCTGTTTTTTTCTCTGTCATATTAATTAAGTTCAAATTTTCTAAAAAATTTATCAGTATTGTGATCAGCTGACCAAGCAGAATGCTTTAGTTGTTCCCATATTTCAACATAATCAGGAAAGCCCATACGAATACGATAATAGTTTTCAGGGGATTCTTTAGCTGCCTTAGATATTAAGAAAAAAATCATCGAATCAAATTCATCAAATCCTATATTTTTCAATGCAAGAGCTGTCTCAAATTTAGATTTTTTTTCAATTATCTCTTCTAGCTTTTTTATTTTGTTTTCTGGACTGGTTTTTCTAAAAGATTCACTTTGTGTTTTTAGCTCTTTTAAATAGTCCAAATGTTTTCCAAGTAGTTCATAATCTCCTGTCATAATTTCTTAATTTATTAAGTTAATAATAACTTAACTTATTAAGCTCAAGAATTTTTTAAGTCAACAATTTATTTTCTCATCAACCATCTTTTTAAAGTTATAGCAAGTTTAGCCGAGTATAGCAGAAATCATGTATACTTTTTTTGAAATTCTATAAATGAGGCGAGGATCATGTATAGAAAAGGGCGGTTTTCTATATATGACAGAAGATAGGATTGTCAGGTGCACGATTCGACCGTACCATTTCCCTTGAAAGGGCGAGATTACCTCTTCTCTAACCTGACATTTAAAAATCAAATTACTCAAAAACAAAAAGTCAAATTTAAAATGTTTCAAAATGTTTGTAATTTGTTCGTAAAATGTTTATAAAACGCTGAACCAATCAATAAAATCAAGGTTTGATTTTTTATTTGCATTAATATGTTCAGTGTATGCATGTGTTGAACATATATTAAATATATTTTTGGGCCCAATTTTTTAACAATAACTAAAAGTCAACCTCATGAAAACAAAAAATTCAAAGAAAAAAAGAAAGTTGATAGATTTTGAAAAGAAGTATTGGAAAGCTATCGATAGCTTAAGGAAAGTTCTTACTATAGCCAGAAAATATAGAGAAAGCTCTCGTAATGGTAATCAGTAAAATTATGGAAAACTTAGTAAAAAATCAAAAAACATTAACATTGGCGCAAGAATTAGATAAAATTGCTAATGTTCCAGCATACAATGATGTAAAAGAAATTTTTATCAAATATGGAATTGATCGTTTTGATCCGTTCAAGATTCAGCAACTAGTAAATATTATCGGCATTACATTAGCTGGAAGAGTTATTGAAGAAGCCAACCTCAAACAATAATTAACTATGAACTTTTTCTTTTTTCTAAATTACAATATTTCTGACAAAATGCTTTTTGATTCAATATCTGAAACATTTAGCAAATACGACATCAAACAATAACCCTTGACTTACACAAAACACTTCGTTTACCTTCCAGTTGTTCAGGTTAGATTGGGACTTAAATGTTCCTATCAATCTCGGGTACGGAATCAGTTAGACGCTGATTCCGTATCTCTTTTGAGATTCTTTTTTCTCGGAATTTCTTCCCAAGATGTTCTTATTTGTTCAAGTCAAACAAATTTTCAAAAGGATTTCCTTTACTCGATAAAACTCGTCTCAAATCCACATTGTCTTTGCGTTCTTTTTGATACATTTTTTCAAGTTTGCGATATTCTTCTTTAGCTTGTTTTAGAAGTTGAATTGCTTGGCTAATGCTGGTGATTTGGATTTTTTTGGTCATTTTATTTCTATCATTACATTAATTTGTTCCATCAATTCTTTATACTGAATAGCTATATCATAATCTTGTAAAGGAATTTGAATTTTCCAAGAATTAGCAGTTTTAATTAATGGTGATAAAGCGAAAAGTTGCGCCCCTGGAAGCGTTCCAATGAGAAACTTTATTTTAGTCCTAATTGATGATTCTTCTTCAAAAGAATTATATCTACCAACTTTTGATTCAGGGTTAGATTTAATAAATTTAGGCCACTCTTTTTTAGTAAATTTTTGCGCCCATGCTGGGAAAGCAGCATTAAAATCTTTTGGTGCTTCGTTTTTATTTATCCAATCTACATATTTGCCAATCAACCATTCGTAATCATATCCCATATCTTTTATAATTTGGACGGATCCAGGTACTAAATGAAAAATTACTTCTTCAACCGACCAATCGTTTACTTTTTCAGAAAAAGACCCCGTACCCGTATCTGGTTTTTTATTTGGTTGCTCTATTTGGGTAGGTATCTGTTTATATTTGTCATTTCCCACATCTCCATTTGTATCTTTTGACAAATCCATTTTATCTTTTTCACAAATCGAATTGTTATTTTCGCCAGATGCATTTGTGGAATTTGCCAAATCATCAGGATCTAGGGGTAAAGGCTCATCTTTTGGCTTTTCTCTCAAAAATTTATTTTCATCGGTAAAAGCATACCAACAAGTTCGATCGTGAGGATTAGAATTATAATTTCCTTTAATTAAAACTTTTTGATCAACCAAACTATCAATCAATCTTCTAATTTGATTTGGAGTCCAGAAACGAAATAATTTTGGAAATGCATCTAATTTATTGTAAGTCCATGTCCGACCATCGTGAAAATGTTTTCCGTTGGCTTTATTTTTTCTGATCCAAAATCTAAAATTATAAATCAGAATAGCCTCTCGATCTCCAAATTCTAAAGCTTCGTCTTCTTCAAAGTGATATGCCATTTTACAAAATAGTAATCACTCTTTGAAGACCACTTTTGCCAGCCTCGTAATCATATTCTAATTTGAGAAGTTTTTTAGCTTCTAAAGCTTTAAGAATAGTGCCAATATAATCAACATCAGAAGGCTTTTTGCCTTTAATGCGACTATGAATTTCTTGGTTACTAATTTTAAAGATTTTTGCTTTGAATAAACCTTCTATTTCATCTCTTTTTTCGTTCAATATTCGCCAAACTTCTTTCTGTAATTTGCTTAGATTTTCGCCCATAGGATAGAGATATTAGTTATATTACCTTGATTGCCGTTATAGGCATGATTACTAGAAAACTAAATTTTTTATTCTTCAAGCTTTTTTCCTGCTTTAATACTATCACTTAAATATTGTGCATATTTCTCATAAAATTTCTTTTCGTCAGGAAAATAATTTTTAATAATTCCAAGTTTTACATTTCTAAAATTTCTTTTCCATGATTACTTTGAAAAAAAATATTATCGTATTGTATCCCTAAATGTAGCAAAGAGTTAAAGAAAATAGAAAGGTCAGATTTTTTTTGGTCAATAAACTTGCACCCTTCCTCAGTGGTCATTGCGTGCAAATCCATAATCCCAAACTTACATTCATAGTCGGAATTTTCCTGTAATTTTTTCCATTGTTTAATTGCACCAAGATAATTTCCCAAGTGTAAATTTCCTGTCGGTTGAATTCCCGAAACCACAATCTTTTTCATTTTCCTTAAAATTTAAGTTTTAAACCACATTTTACTTTTAAAGCACCCAAGCCATCAAACCAATTAAACATATCAGAATTTGGCGATTAAAACCCTTTTAATTTGATTAAATCTTCGGCACTTTGAAAATATGGTAATCCAGTAACTTTGTTTCTGAAAACAACAGAATCTTGTCTAAAATAATTGTTAAAAAATTTGTGGCACAATTCTGCAAAATCTTTTTCTTCTAAAATAGCAGAACAATTTTTTAAAAATTTTTTTAAACCATCTAAGATTTTTCTATTATCTTGCCAAGCGCCGTCTTTTTTTTGAGAATCGTTAAAAACACAAATTGGATCGTTAACAAATCTGAAATTATTGTTTATTACGCTATAAAGAAAAGGAAGGGCATATAAATGTAAAGTGTGGTCAAAATCTTTAAAATTTATGCTGTTGATAAATTCCATTTTATACATCAATCCGCAATATCGCGGCATTTCTAAAAAAAAATTTTTTCTAAAAATTAGTTTGTTATTGTAACAATTTTTTAAGCTAGACTGATTTAAATGATTAAACAAATAACAATTTTTTTTTCGTCTAAAAAAACTAAAAACATTATCAATAGCAAAAAAAGGATTAACTGCAAATAAATCATCATCGCCCATCAAATACACATAATCGCATTTGCCTTTTAAAAAAGCAAAACCGTTCAGTAGATTCATATCAAAACCGTTTTTGTTATTTGTAATAATTTGAAACGGAATATCTATTTTTGGAAGATTTAAAGCATGTTTTGCATCTGAATTGCATATCAAGACCTTAAAATTATTTTTGCCCTTATAAAACTCATAAAATCCATTAATCTGACGCAATAATTTTCGAAGAGATTTGTTTCTTCTAAAAGTTGTGATCAAAATTACAATTTTCATTTCCAAATTTTTAAAGTTTTCCTGCACCTTTCAAAACACGTTATTAACAGTTTCAGCATTTCTATAACATTTTTACCTGTTGATAAGTCAGCGTTTTGAAATTTCGAAGTTTTTGTTTTTTGTTTTTTTGAACCTTGTATTTTGCTTTTTGTATTTTGTTTCTTGTATGTACTCTACCGAGTACAGTAAAAAACTAAATTTTTTTATCATTTTTAAATATTAATGATTTCAAGCGCAGAAAGGACGGAAGTGCTAAAAGCTCTTCTGGTTTTTTAGATCTTTCAGCATTGGCTTGAGCTTGAGTTAAATATTGCTTAATCTCTTGAAAATTTTCATGCAAATAGTCTTTACAAAATTGATGATCTGGGAAACTTTCCATAGTTTTCACAATTTCATTGCAAATGATCAAAGGCTTAGCATTTCCAAATGGCACATATTGATGAAAATTTTTTACATACATCAAATGATTGACATAATCATAACAAAGCTTTCCTTTTGTTTGTAAAATATCGAATATGTTTTTGAGTCGAATCGTTGCCATATTCTCTTTTCTTGACATAATTTCCCGCTGCCGTTTTTGATAATTATTTTCTAATTCAAAATCAGCATGAATCGTCAAAATCTCCTCCTCAGTAAGTACTTTTGCAAATCCAATATTGGAGGCCAAAGCAACCGCATGAAGCTTGTAAATCCCTGTTTTTGATACCCAATCGTTAGATGCAATTTTATTTAAGAAATAGGCCTCTCTTTCATTTAAATCTTTGTTGATTTCGTCAAAAGCAGTCGAGAATAGCTGTTTCTTTGCCATTTTGTAAACTTGTAGCTGGGTTAAATTAATTGGTTTTTTTTGTACTCTTGTCTTAATCTAAATTCTGCAATCGCTTGATAAGCGTTATAAAGCTCGCTTGGCAACAACAGAATCTTGTCTAAAATTTCATCTATTTCTTTCAAAATTAATTCTTGTAAAAGCTGAGCATCTTTTTCATTTTTGATTGCTGCAATCGCATCTTTTAAAGAACTTTCTATCTTCCAAAGTTTCGGAATTTCCGAATTTCTATTAAACTCTTCAATTTCTGCCAAAATTTTTTTGATCAAAAATGGCGCATCGATAGCATTGTTATTTGACATAAAACTCTCCGTTTTTAATAATTGAGAGTAGCCGCATAAAAAACGGCTACCAGTGAATGCTGGGTCAGTGTGGGTGGCCGTTGGCTACTAAACTAATCAACCACCCCACTGACGCCATACAGCTACTTGCTGCATGACGTTCTTTTATCTGCCGTTTTTGATAAAGTTTTTTAATTTATAAATCCGCCAAAACTGACGAAGATATTTCAAAATTAAAACCAAAATCACGGCAGAAATTCCTAAATAAATCAGTAGCATCATTTTACTACACTATCAATCCACCATTGGCCCACGCCATCAGCACAATAAACGGAAATAGTGCGCTCATAGCTGAAAAGCTCAAAGCAAAAAAGATGTCAATAAATGTAATTTTTTTCTTGAATATTTTTTCTAAGTAAATCATAAAAAAAATGCATGATTAAGTTGGTATGATCTCACAGTTATCGTGAAGCAATAACTGCGAGTGAAGCTTGATCAGACAAAGAGGGAGGCCAGCCGTAAAAGCTGGCCTTTTTTATTGGACCACTGATAACTCTCCATAAGCAATTGCTAAAGCGTTTGCTATCTTTTGAGCTATTTCGTAATTGCCACAGGTAACCGGCAAAATTTCGTTTGTTGTTAAATTGATTATTTTAAACATGGTTTTGTAAAATTTATTATTTTTGGCGCCGCAGGCAGCTTTTAGAGCTGGGTAATTCCTGCGGCATATTGTTATTTTCTATAAAAAGTATTTTTGTTTTCACCTTTGCTGCGCGCTGCGATTGAATCGGGAAAGAATGTAAGTGTTGTTTTTTTTGTACGACCTTTTGTTCCTGCTTTCCAAATCATCACGTTGTGCCAAGCGTCTATTGTTTGTAACGTCCAGATTGTATTGTGAGCGGCTTCTCTGAAATTGAAAACCATATTTTCGCCATGCTGTTCTCGCATTTGCAAAATAAACTTTCTCAATTCTTCGCGATTTTCTGCATTGTCTAAATCTTCGAATTCAACGATAAATTTCATATTTTACCTATGTTGTTAAAATCTAATGAGCCTACCTTTTTGAATAAAAAAGAAGAAATATCTAGTTGGGTTATTTTTAATCAAAGCATCGTCTTCGTCAGATAATTCAAATTTTTTTTTAGTTATGTAACTTTTAATGATTTTCATATTCTTGCCCGTTTTTAATTTTTGTCGAAATTTAATAATCTAAGTTGAAAAGTTGCTTTTCTTCAATTTTCACCAGCTCAAGTGCTGCGTCCGTTGAATATTTTTTAAAATCTTTTAGTTCATCAAAATAATTCAAAAAGTCTCTTTGTGCGTCAGTAGCCCTTTCGTAATAGAATTTTTGTTTCGCGTCTCGTAAATTTTCTATTTGAAATAAATCGCACATTTTTTGCTCTAAAAGACCAAATTTTCGCAATTCATTGTTTGTTGATTTAGCGAATTTTTGCAGTGCTTTCGCTTGTTTTTCAGTTGAAACGACCCAACACGAACTCGGAAGGAATAATTGTAGTTTTTGTTTTTTTACTTCTTCCTCGATTAAATCAGAATTATCAAAAATTTTTTTAAATTTTGCTTTCGAGATTATTAATTTTAATAGCATATTTTTACCGTTTTTAATTTTTATTTATTTGCCAATCAGTTCGAAGAAACTCGAATTGATAAAATGAAGTTAATGTGATGTAAAAATAAGATGCAACAAAAAATCTTTCAAAGTTAAATATTTTTATCAAAAAGAAACAATTTTAGTTTTAAAGTTAAAAAATTAACTTTCTCAACCCAAGAAAATCAATGTTGTCAATAAATATTTAACTTCAAAATATTTGTGTTTCAAAATGAAAAACACCTTGTTTTTTATCTTTTAAATTTTAAAAAATGTTTTGGCGCAAATATTTTTACTCTCTTTTTAACATCGAAATAATGGCAAGAAAAAAAGCAAAACACAATTTTTTAACTGAAGAAGAAGTTGCAAATTTTATTGCTTTTGTACAAGAAAATAAAATTAGTCAGACAAAAATGGCAGAAATTCAGGGAGTTAGCGCTGGAACAATTTCAAATTGGTTTGCTAAAAATGAAATATTAAAAGCGTTGCGAGATAATGTTGAGAGATATGTTGAAAATCCACAGCTGAAAGCGAAGCTTAAAAAAGCACGAGAAGGGCTAGAGTAAATAAAATTAACAATTAGCCAACTTTTTTAAAAGCTTTGTGTTGATATTTCATTCCCAATTTTTTAAGCACTCTTGTGTTAGTTATTGATTCTACAGCTTCACGAGTCAAATTTAAACCGAATTCAATATTTACATACACAAAAGCGTTTTTTTTCTTTTTAAAAAGAACTCCATAATTCTTACATACGAAAATTCTGATTTTTTTAACTAAATAATCGCTTAAGCCTTTATTGATTTGCGGTCTAAAAACCACAGAGTTTTGATCAAGATAATTTTTAAGCAAATTTTGATGTTCTTTGTCATTACAAGATTGGCAATTAGCCCAGTCATTTGGGTAAGGTTCGTAATATTGTTTACAAGTTGCGCAAGGTACATCATTAGAACTTCTCGAAAATCTCATATCTTGACTTTTGATTTTTGATAAAAACTATTAGTAGTATATTTTGGGAATATTGTTATCAAAAAACTACTAAATATTGTGTCAATAGGAAAATCAAAAAATAAATTAGCTACACAAAAAAAAATGGGGAGGCCCACAGATTTTAATGTTACTTTAGCTGATGAAATTTGTGAGCGCATTTCACAAGGTGAAAGTTTAAGAGATATTGGAAGAGATGAAAGAATGCCGGCAGCTGGAACAATTTGTAGATGGCTCAACGAGAAACCTAACTTTGATGAACAATACACACGCGCGAAACTAATTTGCGGCGAGAATGAGTTTGATGATATTAAAGAGATAACTGATGCAAAGCCGCATTATTATTATGATGAAGCTGGAAATAAACGTATTGATCCTGCTTGGGTTAATCTACAACGTCTTAGAGCTGACAAAAGGCAATGGCGCGCAAGTAAATTAGATCGTAAAAAATATGGCGATTCTCTAGCTGTTAAAGCAGAAGTAAAAGATACAAGCTCAACAACGAAATGGCTTGATGAAACTTTAGAGCAAATAGATCAAAACAGAAAATGCACAGCCAATTAGCTTTTGATGAACTACGCGAAAATCTCGCATCAAAAGAATGGCGCCTAAATAATCTTTATTGGTTTAAAGACGAAGCTGGCTTTGCTCACAAATTTAAGCTCAACTGGTGTCAAGAAAAGCTATTAGCGGATTCTCACGGTTTTGACATTGTGCTTAAAGCACGACAATTAGGCGTTACAACTTACTATTGTTTAAACTTTTTAGATGATTGTTTGTTCAACTCAAACATTACCGCCGTTTTAATTGCAGATGATTTAAAAGACGCTAAAAAGATTCTTGCTGATAAAGTGCGCTTTGCTTATGATCGCTTGCCGCTTGAAATCAGAGAGCGCAGGCAGCTTCTTACTGATTCAACAGAGATGCTCAAATTCAGCAATGGATCATCTTATTCAATTACAACTTCTGCACGTTCTGGCACAGTTCAACGTTTGCACATAACAGAATTTGGCAAAATATGTCGCAAAGAGCCCGCAAAAGCTGATGAAATAATTGCAGGATCATTGAACACAGTGCACAGCGGGCAACAGATTGTTATTGAATCAACAGCGGAAGGGCAGGACGGTCATTTCTATAATCTTTGTCAAAAAGCTCAACGCATTCAAAGACTAGGCCTTGATCTGACGCCGCTTGACTTCAAGTTTCATTTTTTTTCGTGGGTTAAAGAGAAAAAATATCAACTTAAAGGTAAATTAGAGCTTACGCCAGAACTTGTAACATATTTTAAGGAGTTGCAAGAAGAGCAAGGGATTATTCTAACTGACGCGCAAAAGCTTTGGTATTCAAAAAAAGCAGAAACATTGCAGGAATTAACAAAGCAAGAATTTCCCGCAACTCCTGAAGAAGCATTTGAAAAAGCAATCATTGGCGCGTACTTTGCAAAACAAATTGCTCAAGTTGAAAAAGAACGGCGCATTTTACCGATTCAATATGATGAATCTCTGCCAGTTTATACTTTTTGGGATATTGGCATGAATGACACGACTGCTATTTGGTTTGTGCAGAAGCGTGGATTTGATTTTTTGGTTATTGATTACTACGAAAATTCCGATTTACCGTTGCCACACTATTTAAACACTTTAACAGAAAAAAAATATAAATACGGCAAACATTTTTTACCGCACGACATAGTTAAGCGCAGCTTTTACGATGGCAAAGATGGTTTAGAAGTCGCAAAGGATCACGGCTTTAAATTTGAGCAAGTGGAGCGTCCACAAAGTAAAATTGCCTGCATTGATAAAGCTCGAAACATATTTAAACGCTGCTTTTTTAACAATAAAGCCTGTGAATCTGGCTTAACTCGCTTAAGAAATTATCGCAAAGGCTGGAATGAACGATTGGGCTGCTTTACCGATCAACCTCTTCACGACATAAATTCAAACGGCGCCGATGCTTTTCAAACTTTTGCCTTGTCGTCCGATAAATTAGCCGGTATTGGTTCTTATGATGTAGCTACTCTTCAAGCTCGCATAAAAAAGAATCAACAGACTAATCATATTCTTTAATGTCAAAGAAAACGGACGAAGCTTTACAAAATCAAGTTAAAGGAATTGTACAGTCGTTTCGTGCAATGTCCGAAAATTACCTAGATCAAAGTATTGCTACAGAGCGCGTAAAGACCCTTAAGTATTATCGCGGCGACAAAACAATTGTACCTTACAAAGAGAATCGTACTAAAATTACTTCTCGTGATGTTGCTGATGTTATTGAAGCTGCAATGCCTGATTTTATGGAAGTTTTGTTTGGTAATGCACAAATTGGCAAATTCAATCCTATAGTTAATCGAGAAGATTTAAGTTTAACGTCACAAGAACGCGCTGCGTTAGTTGCTAATGTAAAAGATCCAGCTCAATTAGCTGAAATTGAAAAACAATATAAAATTGTTCAAATTCAAAGACTTGAAAAAGTTGCTGATCAAGCAACCAAGTTTTGCGATTATGTGATTAAAAAACAAAATGACGGATTCCGCATTTTTTACGACACAATCAAAGATGCGTTAATGGTTAAAAATGGTTTTGTGCGTCTTTATTGGTGTGAAGAAAATGAATATAATGACGAAAGTTACGAAGGACTTGATGAATTAGAATATCAAGCATTGCTTGCCGACAACAATGTTGAAAAGGTCGAAGAATCAGAAGTTGATGGCAAAAAAAGATATAAAGCAAAACGCAAAAATAAGAAAAAATACATTAAAATTGAAACTGCGTTACCGGAATATATTTACACCGACCCTTTTGCTGCAACAGTTCAAGATTGTCGATATTTTGAGCATGTGATGTTTAAAAGTCGCAGTGAATTAATAGAAGAAGGATTTGATGAACAACAAATTAATGATTTAGCTGCTTCAACTTTAAATGCCTCTAAAAACACTGTAGGAATTGAACGATATAAATATCAAAACCAACAAGCTTCTGGCACAAACAATTCTGATTCAAGCGGGGACATTCTAGAAATAAGAATGTGTTACATTAAAGCCGATCTTAATGATGATGGCATTGCAGAACTTACTGAAGTCGTTCTTGCTGGCAATTCTAGCAGTCAAATTCTCAAAAAAAATGGTAAATTAGCTGTTCAAGAAGTTGATTGTATTCCTTATGAAACTTGCGTCGCAATATTTGAACCGCACCAACTTATTGGCAATGCTCTTGCTGATTATGTCAAAGATTTGCAAGAAATTAAAACCGCTTTGCAGCGTCAGATGCTTGACAACCAGTACATGGTTAACAATCAAATGCTGTATGCTGATATTAATGCAGAGGTTGATATTGATTATTTATTATCTGCTGGTCCGGGTTCAGTAATTCTTGGCAAAGGGCAGGGTGGCGTTACTCAAATTCCAGTTCAGCCTCTGGGTCAAAACTCTATTGCCATGATTCAGTATTTTGATACTGTACGCGACGAGAGAAGCGGGATAAGTAAATACAGTCAGGGTCTTGATTCTGAAAGCATGGCTAACACTGCTGCGTCTAAAACCGCGGGCGGCATGCAAATGATGCTATCAAGAGCAGATAAACGGCAAAAGTTAATTATGCGTTGTATTGCAGAAACTTTTGTCAAAGGCCTTTATCACCAAATTTTGCGCTTAGCTTGCAAACATATGACTGAAAGCCAGATCCTTCAATTTGGTAATGACTGGGTAGAAATTAATCCGCTTGATTGGACTGATAAAATGAATTTCAACATTGAAGTTGGCTCTGGCAACATGAATAGACAAGATGAAATTCAAAATCTTACAATTTTAAAACAAATTCAAAACGAAGGTATTCAATATGGTATTGTAAACGCTGAAAATGTTTACAATCTTGACAAAAAAATTGTTCAAGTTCTTGGTTACAATACTACAGATGCTTATTTTACAAAACCACAGCCAAATCAACCTATTCAAGCACCACCTCCAGCAGTTGATCCAATGGCTGAATTACAAGCTAAAAATGATGAATTAGCAGCTAAAAACGAAAATATCCGACTAAACACGCAATTAGGTCAGCTTCAATTTAATTATGATAAATTAAAAGCCGATCTCGGCGTCAAGGCTGCTGAAATGGAACAACAACGAAAATTTAAAGAAGCTGATTTAGGATTAGACATCCGCAAAACACAACTTAGTAATCACATTCAAATGCAGGGATTAAACCAAGACCTGCTTAATATTGTAGCAAATGTTCAACAAAAACAGCAGCAAATCAGAGGTTCTACGCAAAGCGAATAATTGTTTTGAGCTTCTTAAAAGTGAAATTTTTCGCAATACTATCAAAGAATTGCGTGACGATTACACAAAAGAAATGCTTGCAACTAATTGTTTGCAGAAGCGTACAAGAGAGTCACTTTTTAGACAAATCAAGTGTTTAGATGATTTGACTAAGAAGCTTTATCAATATTCGACAATTCATCAAAACGAAGAATTGCGAAAACAAACGGAGAAAGAAAATGGCAAAAAGTTCAATGTTTAAAAATAAATCATCAGCAAAAAAACCTGAAACTAAAAAACCAATGCCGAAAAAACTTTCTGGAAAAAAAGGCTGCTAATATGGCTAGTGATTTTGAAATTTACGAACCACTTACGGCAATAAGTTTTAATAAAGTTTATGATACAAATTTATCATGGGATCAAATAAAAGAAATGGCGCGGAGGTCAAAGCAAATCGTAATAGGAAGCTGTTATGCTAAAGAAAATTTATATTTAGCAACAAGCAACTATTTTTGGAAACAATTAAAACAAATGTCAAAAAAATAAATTAATGAAAAAAGAACTACATTTAATTTTTTTGCGATGTTTGGGTCTTTTTTTTTCTGGGTCTTTTTTTTCAATTACTGTTAAAGAAGTAAAGAAATGTCTTAATCAAGCAATTAGAGAGGCAAGAGGAGACAAAGAAATTATTCCAACATTTTTTATTAAAAATCTCAAAGAATTAAAGAAATAAATTATGTCAGATAACCTACAACAAGGAACTGAAAACAAACCGATTGATTATGCTTCTTTAGGGAATGCCATACTCAATTTTTCAACTGAAGAATCAAAAAATAAAAGCAATACTGAGCCTAGCCCTGCCGATGAGCAGATAAGCGAAGAAGAATCAGAAATTGCGGCTGAAGACTCTGAACAAGAGCAAGTGCCTGATGCTGAGAAACAAGTTGTTTCTGAGGCCACTTCCAAAGCTGAAATAAAGAAATACAAGGTGAAAGTCGACCAAGAAGAACTCGAAGTTGATGAGCAAGAATTACTTAACGGCTATTCTCGCCAATCTGATTATTCACGAAAGACTCAAGCACTTGCCGAAGAACGCAAAGCTTTAGAAAAAGAGCGCGAAGAAATTAAAGCAAAGTACGGTCAAAAGATTGAATTTGAAACTGATTTCTTTGAAGCACAACTTAAAGCTGAGTTTAAAGATATTAACTGGCAAGAGCTTGAGCAAACTGATCGTGAAGAATATCTTTATCAAAGGGAAAAATTGCGCGAAAGAACACAACAGCTTGAAGCTAAAAAAGCTGAACTGTTAAAAATTCGCAATGATGAAATGACAGAATTTCACAAAAAAAACAGAGAACGTCTTGCACAAGAAGCAGAACTTCTTGCCAAAGCTGATCCTGATTTTGCTGATCCTAAAAAAAAAGAACAGATTGGAAAAGAGTTGGTAGATTTTTTAAAGGCAAATAATCATTCGCCCGAAGAAATTGAAAGGATTATTTATTCAACGCATAGAAACATCTTGTTAGTCAAGAAAGCTATGGAATTTGACAAAATCCAAAAAGCCAATCTCAAAACAAAAAAAGTAGTTACTACGCCTTCAATTACTAAGAGTTCTAATTTTAGACCTAAACCTAATCAATCAAATAATTTGAACGCTATAAGCGATAAAGCCAAAAAAGGTGATAAAGCTGCTATTACGCAGCTAGTCAGCGCGTTCATTAACTCTAAAAATTAGGATTAAAAAATGACTCAACAAACCAACTCTTTTGATAGTTTTGAGGCAATTGGTAACAGAGAACAATTAGCTGATAAAATTTGGGATGTTTCAATTACTGAAACTCCGATGCTTAATGCTATTCCTTCTGGTGAAACTAAAGGGACTCATCCAGAATGGCAAACCGATGCACTTGCTTCTGCTTCCGGTAGCAATGCTCAACTTGAAGGTAACATTTATTCACTTTCTACAACCAGCCCAACCACTCGCGTTGGTACTTACACACAAATTTCAACTAAAACTTTTTCAATTACTGGAACTCAAGAAGTAGTTGAAAAAGCAGGTCGTGCTTCAGAGGTTGCTTATCAACAAATTAAAAAAACCAAAGAGCTTAAACGCGATATAGAAACAAGAATTTGTGGTAACTATGCTTCAGTTGCTGGCGACGCTTCAACTGCCCGTCAAACTGCGGGTTTACAAGCTTGGTTAACAACTAACGTATCTCGCGGTACTTCTGGTGCAAATGGTGGATTTTCTTCTGGTATTGTATCAGCAGCAACTAATGGTACTCAAAGAACTTTTACTGAAACTCTTTTAAAAACTGTATTGCAACTTGCTTGGGCTTCTACTGGTGAAGTTCCTGATATGGCTTTAATGTCTGGAACTCAAAAACAAACTGCCGCTGGTTTTGCTGGTAATGCAACTCGTTACAAAGATGCAGACGCTAGATCAATTATGGCTGGTGCTGACATTTATGAATCGGATTTTGGTCAAGTAATGTTGGTCCCTTCAATTTTTACAGACTCAAGATCATGTTTATTGGTAAACAAAGATTATGTCGAAATTGATTATTTGACTGGTCGTAAACTTGTTACCGATAAAATGGCTAAAGTTGCAGATTCTGAAGATTATGCAATTAACACCGAATTTGCTTTGATTTGCAAAAATCAATTAGCACATGGAGTTGTTGCCGATTTATCATAATAAATTGCGGAGGGGGTTAAAATCCTCTCCGTTTTTTTAATTTAAAAACAAATTATATGACAAGAAGTATGGAAGATGCTCGTAATGCCAGAGCTGAACAACCAAAAACCAAAGAACAACTAATTGCTTTTGGAAATATTAGGCCAATTAAAAACGAAATATTTGAAGATTCATCTTTTGGTAAAAAAACCAAGAAATGGGAAATTTACCACGGTTGCAAATTTATTAATCATGATTTTAGCAATACTGAATTTGTTGAATGCGATTTTAGGTGGTCAACATTTATTAACTGCAAAGGCATCAATTTAACAGTGGCCCCTCAAAGCAATATTGGACTTCATAAATTAATTTGTGAAAGCCCAAATTTTATTAATTGCGATTTTACTGAATGTCATCTTGAAAATTCTGAATCTTCAAATCAAACAATTGAAATTATTACTAAAGAGCAAAGAGCTGAATTATTTAAAAAAGGACGCGAACTTGGTTTAAATTTTGCAAATAATATTTCTAACGAAGCTTTAAAAGTTTTAATTGATTCTGTGACTAATGAAGGAAATTTATAGTGAAACAAACTACAGCGGAGACAAAGAAAGTTTTTTAGAAGATGACAAGGGCCAATTTTTTAGAAAAGTTGAATCCAAATCTTATAATAAAATTTTAGAAAATAATGCTGAAGTCCGTAAAAACTTTGATAAAAATGATGCTCAGTTTAAAAAAAGTGAATTTAGAAGAACTGGTAGCATTCCGTTTTTGGCTTTAGAAATTAAGGCCAAAGAACTTAAAATGACTGGTCCGCAATTTTTAGACTGGTTTAAATCAAGTGATGGTCAAAAATGGATTAAAAGTCCAGAATGTGAAATTTTTAGAACTGTAAGCAATTCTTATCAATTATGACGCTTGCAACTTTTTCGGATCTTAAATCAGCAATTGAAAATTGGCTTAATGAAACTGGCAATCAAGCAATTATTGATAATGCCGCTGATTTTATTACTCTTGCTGAATGTTGGATGAAAGAAAACATGGAATTTAGGCCTAGGTATCTTGAAACCAGAGAAACTTTAACAAGTTCCGAAGAAACAGTTGATTTGCCAGATGGATTTTTAGGAATTTCGCAATTACGAATAGATAGCGTAAGTCCAAGAAAAATTTTGCGCACAACTACGCAAAACGATATGGAAACTTATTCAGGCACTGGTCAACCAGAAAAATTTGTTGTTGAAAGCACTTATTTAAGATTTTGTCCAATTCCTGATCAATCTTATGATTTTTCACTTCTTTATTATAAATTTCCTACTGCTTTAAGCGAAAGTAATACCACAAATTCAATTTTAACCAATCAACCAAATATTTATCTTTGGGCTTCATTGCTTCAAGCTGCACTTTATTTAAAAGATGATCCGCAAATTGAAAAATTTGGTAATCTTCTTGAATCTTCAGTTAGAAATCGTTACCAACGAGATTTGAAAGAAAAATATTCTGCACCAGTTCAAATGGTAAATCCTTATCGAATATTTTAATGCAAATACCTTTTGGAGATTTTACACCAGATTTACCAGATTTAGTAGGTGGACTTAAAACTGCTAAAAATGTTTTTCCTTTTGGGAAATATTATGGTCCAGTCCCATCTTTTGCTACAATAAACGATGCACTTGAAGAACGTCCTCTTAATGCAGCTTCTTTTTCTGATCCAGATGGAAACACCACAATTTTTGTGGGAACTGCAACAAAACTTTATAAAATTAACGGCGATGGTTCTTATACAGATGTAACAAGAACTTCTGGTGATTATAATACTCTCGAAGAAGAAACTTGGAATTTTGAAATATATGGCACAAATGTTATTGCTACAAACTATAGCGATAGTATGCAAGTTTTTGATCTTTCTAGTAGCACAGAATTTTCAGATTTAGCAGGAAGTCCACCAAATTCTAGGATTCTTGGTGTAATAAATAATTTTTTGGTGGTTGGTGACACTAATGACACTGATGGTCAAAAAATTACTCGTCTTAGATGGTGTGCAATTGATGATATTACTGATTGGACGCTTTCAATTTCAACGCAAGCAGATTATCAAAATGTTGAAAGCGGAAATGGTGGGCATATTCAGGGAATTTATGGTTTTGGTGATTACGGAGTAATTCTTCAAGAACGATCCATTGTTTTAGCAACATACATAGGATCACCAGAAATATTTAGATTTGATTTAGTTGAAAAAAATCGTGGCGCCAAAATTTCTTCTTCAGTAATTGGAAATGGTAAATCGGTATTTTTTTTGGATACTAATGGTTTTTACGAATTTACCAATAATCAAGCCGTACCAATCGGATTAGACAAAGTTGATAATTATTTTTGGTCTAATGTTAAAACTAATTATTTGAGTCGTATTAGTGTTTCTATTGATCCTAGTAATAAATTAGTTCTTTGGTCATATCCTTCAATTAATAGTGGAGATGGAACACCAGATTCAATTTTGGTTTATAACTGGGAAAAAAAGCAATGGTCAACAATTTCTCAAAACCTTTCTTTTATTTTTAAAACTTTAACCCTTGGCTACACTTTAGAAGGTTTAGATGATGTTTCGTCAAGTTTAGATGATTTGCCATTTTCTCTTGATAGTCGAGTTTGGCAAGGTGGAACTGTTTTATTAGGCGGCTTTTCTTCTGATTACAAACTTGGTTATTTTAACTCTACAACTAAAATGACTGCAATTCTTGAAACTCAAGAAATAATTGGTGTAGAACAACAAAAAACTACAATTGATCGAGTTGAGCCAATGGTTGAAGGTGGCACTGGTTCAATTGCTATCGGTTATAGAAATTCTATTAGCGACAGCGTTGTATATTCTACAAGCTATGATGAAAATACATATGGATTTTGTAATATTAGGGTTCCAAATGCTTTTTATCAACGAATTAAATTAACTCTAGCAAATGGTTTTACCAAAGCTTTTGGAGTTAATGTAAGAACAAAACTGGCAGGACAGAGGTAATGCAAAATAAGCTTAACCAAAGCCAAACAGATTTAGAATTTAAAAATCGCACAATTAAACTTTTTGATGCAATTCTTGATGGTAAAATTAATGCAATTGGTAGCAAAACATTAACAGCAAATTCTACTACAACTATAATTACAGATAGACGTATTGGCGTTGATAGTATTTTATTTTTGGCGCCAACAACAGCAAATGCAGCTGCGGCATTGTCAGGAATTTATCAAGCAGTCACCGCTCAATATGAAATCACATTAACTCACGCTAGTAATTCGCAAACCGATAAAACTTTTAAATATGCTATTCTTGGCTAGGTTTAGGTGTTCGATTTCTTTTTCTAAACAAGTAAGTTATGTATTCATCTTTGTTTCTATCCCAGACAACACAATTTATTTGCTTATCTAGTTTATATTCATTAAGGCAAAATTTATTATCTGCTTCCCAAATCACTAAATCAGCACCTTTTTCTTGAGCAAAACGAAACCAATAATTTTCATTCATATCATTTAAAGGTTTTTTTCCTTCAATTGGCCAATCGTAATTTTGTATTGTTTCTATTCTAGTTCCTACCAATTCATAATCAGAAGAAAATTTTAAAATTTTATAGTACAGCGCTGCTCTTCCAGAAACTCTAATAATTTTTACTTCGTTTTTAGAAGATGGATAGCTTTCCAACTCTGAATAATAAGGTATCACAAAATATTTTTTCCATCTCTCGTAATCCAATTCAGAATTTAATTCAGGATCAGAAAAATTTTTGCAGCTTGTTAGTAATGTCAAAAAAATTATTAAAATTTTTTTCATAAAAAAATTAGAAATCCGTTTTAGCTATGTTAATTGAGTGATGAATAAATTTATTTTTTTCATATGCAATATTTTCATAAAATTTCAGAAAATGAACCAGTAGCATCATTATTGGCCGCTGTAATGCGTCAACCTGAGCTTTGGAATCAAAATCTTTTAAGAACTACACACGAAGGCACTCCTCATAGCGAAGTTTCTGATATTTGGCTTAGATTTAATGACCTTTCAGAATATAAAAAAACTAACGAAAGATCAACAATATTAGACCAGCACGAAAGTATTGATTATCCAGCTTTTGCAATGCTTCCGCAAGCTCGCCAAATTATTTTTAACTTGATGCGCTTTGTTGAAGGAAAGCGTTTAGGTCGCGTTCTTATTACAAAACTTGAACCAAGTAAAAAAATTTATCCTCATGTCGATAGTGGAGATCATGCGGCATATTATGATCGTTATCATGTTGTTTTAAAAAATTCAGAAGGATCAATTTTTAGAGCAGGTAATGAAGTTTTGTGCATGAAGGCCGGTGATATTTATTGGTTTGATAATTCAGCAGAACACGAAGTTATTAATAACAGTTATGACGACCGAATCGTTATGATTGTAGATATTAGATCAAAATAATGACTGATTTAGTTTTTGAAATTCAAGATTGGTTTTCTGTTAGAAAAAAAATGGAATGGCTATTTCCTTTACATTGGGAAGAAGTGGCCAACTACAAAGATAAAATCAAATTAAATCTTGATGATGAATCCTACAATAAGTTAGCTCAAGATGGCAATTTACATATTGTTGTGGCTCGAGATAAAGACAAAATAGTTGGTTACCACTGGCTTATTATAAAATCACATCTTCATTACAAACAAAGTTTAACTGCGTTTACAGATGTTTACTTTTTACATCGTGATTACCGCAAAGGATGGAATGGAATTAAACTTTTTAAATTTGTTTTAAAAACTTTGAAAGAAAAAAAAATTGAAAGGGTGATTTTTACATCAAAAACCAAGCATGATAAAAGCAAAATTTTTGAACGACTTGGTTTTGATAGAGCTGAAACAATTTACACAAAATACATAGGAGATTAATTATGGCAATAGCGGCGGTAGCGGCAGCGGGAGTAGCAGGAGCGGGAGCAGCTTATTTAGGAAGCCAAAACCAACCTAAAAATTTAACATCTTCAAGTGCTTACACTCCTTTTCAAGCCGATTATTTAAATTATGGTTTTGATCAGGCAAAACAAAATTATCAAATGCCTTTAAGTTATTATCCAGGTCAAACTTACGCTTCACCAAGCGATGCAACTATTTCAGGATTGCAAAAACAACAAGACAGAGCAACCAATGGCAATCCTTTATTGCCAGCAGCTCAAGCGCAAAATCTTGCTACGATCAACGGCGATTATTTAAATTCAAATCCTTATCTACAGCAAGCAATAGACAATGCTTCTGTTGGTGTTACGCGTAATTATTTAAATACAGTTGCACCAGGTATTCAAAGTCAATTTTCAGGTTCTGGTAGATATGGAAGTGGTGCTTTAAATGCAGTTCAAGATAATTCTCGCTATGATTTGGCAAGTAATCTTAGCCAACTTGCAGGCAATTTATCTTACACAAATTATAATCAAGAAAGGCAAAATCAACTTGCGGCAGTTAATAACGCACCAGCTTTAGCAAATGCCGATTACACTGATATTGCTAGTTTGCTTGATGTTGGCAAACAACGTGAGGCCATTACACAACAAGGAATTGATGATTCTATTAATCGTTACAATTTTGCACAAAACGAACCAAATCAACGCCTTGCAACCTATATGGGACTTATTAATGGCAATTATGGCGGAACTACAACAACTACGGAAAGAAATCCTGCTTATAAAACGGCAGCTTCAGCATTAGCAGGTGGTGCACTTCAAGGAATTGGTTTAGGATCTTCTTTGGTAGGATCTTATGGAAATTATCAAAACCAACAAGCGCAAGCTAATTATTATAATCGTCAATAAAATGCCATATAATCCAATTAATTTCAATGTTGGTAATAACGATCTTAATTATTCCCAACCTTTAATTCCAAATTATCAAGATCAGGCAAATGCAATTCCACTGGTTGGTAATCCTGCGCCAAGAATTCCTTACCAAGCAAATAATACAATTCCTCAATCTGAATTACCTTATCAACCAAAAGGAATTATTGGTTGGCTTTCTTCCCCAGAAGTGGCTCAAGGATTTATTGCCGCTGGTGATGCTATTATGAATAGCGGTTATGGTGGAAATATTGGGGCTGCGGCTGGTGGATTTATTCGTGGTCAACAAAATGCTCAAGAACAACAAAGGGAAAACAGAAAATTACAAATTCAAGATATTATAGCACGAGCGCAATATAACGCTTCTATGGCTAAAAATAATTTAAAACCTGTTGAAACGGCGCAAGGTGTTTTTTTACTTAATGAAGCTACTGGAGAATTAACACCAGCGCAAAATCAGGGAAAACAATTAACCCCTTATTCAAAACCTCAAACTGTTGTAAACGTTAGTAATAGTGAAGAAGGAGCTTTTGATAAAGCCTATGGTAAAGATCGTGGCGAAAACGCAGCAAAATTTGTTAATGAATATCAAACTCAAGCTGCAAAATCGGTAAATGCTCTTAACAGTTTAGATAATGCTAAAAATCAAGTTTTATCACTTCAGCAACAAGGAGTAACAACTGGTCCTTTAACACCTGGTTCTTTGGAAGTAGCAAAAACTTTTAATCAAATATTTCCAGGAAGCATAGATATTAAAAAAATTAAAACTCTTGAGCAGCTTAATCAATCTTCTAAAGATGCTGCTGGCGCTATTTTATCAAGTGGTCAATATGGTACTGGTAATGGTATTTCGTCAAATGATTTAAAAGCGGCTAATCAACGCGTTCAATCTGTTAGCAATACAATTGAAGGAAATTTAGCTATTATTGATACGCTACAAAAGCTTGAACAAAGAAAATATGAGATTGGTAATCTTGTTGGCCAATTGGCAGATAAAGGGGTTAAAAGTCAAACTCAAATTAATGCAGCAATCAAGAGCTATAATGAGACTCACCCTTTATTTTTATTAGATAATCAATCAAAAGCGCAAGGCCAAGCAATTTTTAATGGTCAACCAATAAATTACACAATTCATCGCAAAAAATAATGGCCTCAGTTGAATTGCCTACAGGCGAAACTTTAGAATTTGATGACAAAGCAACTGATGATCAGATCCATTTTGCTGTTCAAGATTATCTAAACAAACAATCTAATGCCGAACAATCAGAAATAGCAATTCAACCACAAATACCAACTCAAAATCAAAAACCTCAACAATATTCTGCTTTTACTGAAAATTTTGTTCGCCCAGTTGCTAGGGCTACAAAAAACGCAGCCGCTGGTACTATCGGTTTTGCTGGTGATTTAGCGCAACAAGCAATAAATTTGCCAGGATATTTGGGAAACAAAGCAACTCAATTTGTTACTGGCAATCAAAATGCTCGACCATTCAAACCATTAAGCAACATAAACACAGCTAGTCCAGCAGTCAGGCAAGCTTTTGATAGCATTACAAACGATTTAACTGTTCCACGCAATCCAGCTGAGCAAAAAATTGATCAATATTCTGAAATGGCTGCTGGCGGTTTAGCTGGTGGGGCAAAAACAATCCCACAAGCTTTAAGTGTAGCTGGTGGAATAGCTGGCAATGAATTAAGCAATAAAGCAGCGGATTTATTAAATATTCAACCAGATTCCGCGGTAAGAACTGGATTAAATGTTGCTGGCGGTTTAGCTGGCGGTATTTCAACTGGATTAAGTGCAAATAAAATTCAAAATTTTGCTAAAGATTATAAAGTGCGCAGCACGCTTCCAAAGGCTTCAAAAGTAGTTTTAAATGATATTGAAAAAGCTGGATTAACTCCAGAACAAGTAATTAGCAGTCTTAAATCTGACGGCGGAATTGGTCTTGATCCAATTGATGTTATACCGGGTCAATCAGTTAATATTGATCAAATGGGACAAATTGCGGCTTCGCGTAAAGTGCTTGAAAGTGCGTTGGATAGAAGAGAGCAAAATTTAAGCAAAGCAATAAATAACATAACTAAAAACGTTCAACCTGATGAATCTTCTTTTTCAAATTTAAGTCAGAAGTTTATTGATAATTTGATGTCAAAAAGATCAGCAACTTCAAAACCTTTATATAAAGCTGCTTACGAACAAACTCCGCCATTATCTCCTCAAACATCAATTACTTCTGATGATGGCAATACAAGAACTTTGGGAAATTTATTACAAAATCCAACCATTCAAAAAGCAATCCAAGATGGAAAAAATGCTGCTGCTAGATATAAAGGCACTTCAGGAATGAAGTTTTATAATGATTTGTTGCCAGATACTCCACCAAATGATTTAAGAGCTTTACACAATGCTCAAACAATTCTTAAAGATGATATTGGAAAAATTGGTTTAACTGGAGCTAGTCAAGAACAAGCAGCAACAAAAGCTTTGCGAGATGATCTTTTAAAATTTATGGACGAAGCTTCGCCACTTTACAAGGAAGCGCGTAATAACTATTCAATTGATACTCAAGAAATTTTAAACACCAAAAAAGGCGTTGTTGGAATTTTAGCAAATTTAAACAGCGAGAAATATTCAAATGCTGGTAAAAAGATTTTTAGCTATTCACCAAATGAAATTGCTAAAGTTAAACAAGAATTAATGAAAATTGATGCCACTAAATATCAACAGGGTATTAAAACTTTTATTAATCAAAAAATCGATGATCTTGGTGATAAATCGTTAAATGAATTATTTAGAAAACCAATAGAAAGAGAAAAAATTCTGGCAATGTTGCCAGATAGTGCAAAATCTGGTTTTGACAAATTTATAAAATATGCCGATCAAACCCGCCCAGTAAACGATGCTTTGCGAAATCTTTCGCCTATTGCTTCCGATTCACTCGAACAATCAATCCCTCAAAAAAATATTGCTAGCTCAATAGGTAAAAGCATTGGATACATTGCTAAACCAGTAGAAAATGTTGGCGTCGGAATTGCTGAAAAAACGCTTGGAAAAAATCTTGCAAAAAAAACTATTGATCCGCAACAAAGTAAATTATTAACGAATTATCTTTTTACTGATGAAGGAATGCAAAATTTGCAACAACTTTCAAAATTAAGTAAGAAGTCTGAAATCGACGCGGCTATTAGAGCGATCAAATCCCGCGCTATTATTCAAACTCCTTTAATTTTGAACGCAGAACAAAACAGCGATGGATCTTAAATACTGGTCGACTACTCCCGCAAATAATGCCACCTACGATCCAGATATTAACTGGCAAGAAGGGCAAGCTCCAAGTACAGTAAATGGCTCGGCTCGTCAAATGATGGCAGCTATTAGGTCAAAATGGGAAGATGCGCAATGGTTTAATTATGGCTCAACAGTTTATCCAATTGTTTATGTGGCCGCAACTCAGTTTAGAATTACCGGTGCTGATGCAACTTCTATTTTTGAAGTTGGCAGAAGAGTTAGGGCGGTTGGCACTTTAACTGGTACAATTTATGGCACAATTACAACAAGTGTATTTTCGACAAATACTACAGTTACAGTAATTTGGGATAGTGGTAGTTTAAATAGTGAAACGCTCAATATTTCAATTTCGATTATTTCAAACACCAATAATTCGATTCCATATCTTAACAAAAAAGGATCTGATGTCGCTTCAGCTTCCACAATTGATTTAAATGCTGTCAATGGCGAGCTTATTGATGTTACAGGAACTACAGCAATTACAGCAATTACGCTTAATGCTGGTCAATCTCGTATTGTTAGATTTACAGGGATTTTAACTTTAACAAATGGCTCTTCTTTAATTTTACCTACTGGGGCTAATATTACTACTGCCGCAGGTGATTTTGCTATTTTTGCAGGTTATGCAAGTGGCGTGGTTAGATGCGTTGGATATTTAAAAGCAAATGGTCAAGCATTAGCAGCAAGCGGATCTTTTACTGATCTTTCTGCAAGTGGTAAATTTTCAACTCCTTCGGTTGGAACTGTAACTATTGCAACCGATACTTTAACCATAACATCATCAACTTTTGTAGTAGAGGGCGAGGGTTCTGTTTCTGATAATCTTGCCACTATTAACGGCGGTGTTAATGGTATGACAATTGATTTTTCAATTCTCAACGCTTCGCATGTTATTACGATTAAACATGGTACAGGAAATATTATTTGCGAAGGTCAAAAAGATTTAAGGGTAGCAAATACTGATTGGCAAATTCGAGGTAAATATCGTTCTTCAGATTCTAAATGGTTAATTTGGGTTGTTAATAATAAGACTTATGGTGATTTAGTTGATATTCAAACCGCTTCAAGTTCTACGAATCTTCAATTTTTAAATTTAAATTCTGCTTATAGGGTTTACGAATTTGAGTTTATTAATATTTTACCTTCTGTTAATGCAGTAATGTTAACAGCTCAATACTCTACAGATAATGGTGCTACTTGGTTAAATTCTAGTTATAAACAAAGAAAAAATTGGGCTAATACTACTGATGCTGATGGTTCTTATACAGACAAAACTAGTGGCTTAACAATAGCTGGACGCGATGGAGATGTTAACGCTGGTGTAGGAAATAACTCTGCTAGAGGCGGAGTTAGAGGAAAATTATTTTTATATGATCCATCTAACACATCTAATTATAAAGGAGCGCATTGGTACGCGCATTATTATATTAGCACTAGCTATAACTATTATGCGAGATCTGACGGCATAGGAACTTATGAAGGTTCTACTTCTGCAATTAACGCAATCCAATTTTTATTTAAAACAGTAAATAGCGATACCACAAATGGCAATATCGCTTCAGGAACAATACTTCTTTACGGTAAACGCTAATCAATCAAAAAACTTATGACAGCAACACGAATTTTAAACGCAACATCAGGCTCAAGTTCTGAATTTTCAAGTTCAGACGGCAAATTTATTTTCCGCCTTACAATTACTGGCAGTCCATCAAGTTCAATTCAAGCTTTTCTTGATGGCAATGATAGTTCTTTTCCCGGACTTGCTTTAAAAATTAAGGGTTTAAGTGATTATGGTGGTGGAGTAAAACTTCAAGCTAAAACAAACAATACCAATGATGATTTTAGTGATACTGGGCGGACTTGGTCCGCTGATTATGCGGGTGTTTATATTCCACGTCAATCTAATTAGTTTTAGCTATGTTTCCTAAAATTTTTGACCCTGTTTACGGTGAATTAACAAGTTCAAATTCTTGGTCGGGAGCTCAAAGAGGAACTTCAACAAGTTTAACAGACGCTTCGACTGTAGCAATAGATTTATCTTTAAATAATGATTTTTCTCTTCTTACAACTTCTGCTGTGGGTTCAACAAGGCAATTAGGAATTCCAACAAATTATCCAATTGGTTCTATTAGACAAACTGGAACTATTGACGTTTTCCAAGATTCAGTTGGAAGCAGAGCTTTGACTTATTCGTGGCCTTGGTCTTTTGCTGCACAATCAGCGCCTACATTATCAACCAGCAAAGGAGCACATGATCAACTTTATTATCGTGTAAATTATTTTGAAGCAAGCGCAGCCGCCACTCTTACAATTGCAACTCCTTGTGTAGTTACAAAAAGTTCTCATGGTTATCGTTATGGTCAAAAAGTTGCATTTACTTCAACCAGTGGTTCGTTGCCAACGGGTTTATCTTTAAACACTGCTTATTACGTTAATCCAATTGACACTAACACATTTAACCTTGCCACGTCATTAACTAATCTTAGAGCTGGAACTTATATTGCTACCAGTGGTTCTCAAAGTGGTGTGCATACTATGCAAAGCGCCTCTATTACTATTTCTAATAATTTGGATGTAGGTTAATTTATGGCAAATCTTTGCAATTCAATGTTGTTAAAAGGAAATCCTTTATTTTTAGATTTACCAATTTTGCAAGGCGTTACTTCGGTATTAGCTTTAGATACTTTTTTTAAATTAAAAAATTCTTATTCTGGTCCTTGTATAAACGTTCGTCGTTCTTCGGACAATGCTACACAAGACATTGGTTTCAATGGAAATGTTTTAGATATTCAGTCTCTTTTATCTTTTGTCGGATCAAACAACGGATTTATTACTGCATGGTATGATCAAAGTGGCAATAGCAATAATGCAACTCAAGTTGTTGCATTAAATCAACCAAAAATAGTTTCTAACGGTTCAATTTTGACATTATCTAATTTTGCAGTTGGTTCTTATAGTGCTGCTAGTAGTCAATATCTTACTATCGCAAATACTACCAATCTTGCAATTACGGGTGCTGTTACTTTCTACACAATATTTAACCCAGGAACGGGTACTTCTGCTATACAAGGAGTTTTGTATAAAACTGGAAATGCAAATGGGCCTTATGGCATAGTAACAACAAGCATAAATACATCAGTTCAAAGCGGTTTTTATAATACCAGTTCAGTTGTAGGTACAGCTATTGCGGGCTCTATTTCTTCTGGAACACCATATTTAGTAGAGGGTTACTATGATGGTTCTTCTACTATATCAGCAAAAAAAAATAATTCTTCTGCTATTACTAGTTCTTTTACTGGTTCCTTACTTAATGAAGGTTTGCCAATATATATTGGTCAACAAAAAAATGGTTTTAACCGCTATTTTGATGGCAAAATATCAACTGGTTTGGTGTTTAATTCATATTTAACAAATACTCAAAGATCAGCAATACGTTCTTACCTTGGTAATCAAAGATCAATTTCCGTAACTTAATGAAATTAGCTAAATTTTCTACCCTCGAGGCAGCAAACACGGTATTAGACAGATTTAATCTATTAGCTAAATATCCTGAAAGCAACGATCCTTTTTATCTAACTACAATCAACCAATCTTCGGATGGATCTTTTTATTGGTTTAACTTTGATGGTTGCGTAAACAATGGCGGTTTAGGCAAATCCGAAATTGAAGCAGCCGAATCGGAATTAAACATTTTTGAGTTTGATGCAATACCAAGCGATTGGATTAGTAATACTGAAACTGAATAAATTACAAATTTAAATAATGAACAATCAACAAGAAAATTCAGTGCCTCAAATTCCAATGCCAACTTACGAAGAAATAAATCACGGTCTTTGGTTAATAATTTTAGGGATAGGTACTGGGTTTTTAGCGCTTTTAAAACGTTTGGTGATTGCAGAAAAAAAAGCTTTAATGCACGAATTTGAAAAAAGAATAGATATCAAGCTCGAACCAATAATCAAAGACATTAAAGAACTTAAAGATGACAAGGAAGCTTTGAAAAACATCAGCGGTACAATAACAAAAATTGGAGAAAAATTAAAAATTTTATGACAACAGAAACTAGTCCAGAATTAAGCAAATGGCGCTTAGCTTTTAAATATTTAAAAGAACATCCTTATTTTATACCAAGTTTGATAGCGGTAACTTTTGGCGTTATTAGCGTGGCGTTTTTTTATTTTTTTGGAAAACCGCTTGCCGACGCTTTAATTCCGTTAATTGAAAATTATTTAAAGGGCCATGTTTCTATCAATTAGATCAATAATCAGTAAACTCACAGCTATTTTTGCTGCGGCTTTAGCAATTTTTTATTATGCCAAACAACAAGGAGAAAAAGAGCAAAAAAACAATGATAATCAAAAAATCGCCAATGAAGTTAATAAACTTGGCAGCATTAAAAAAGACACTATGCGCCTTTCTGATGCTGAACTTGATGTTGAGTTGCAAAAATGGAAACGCGTTAAAAACAAATAGTGAATTGTGCGAAGGAGCTCATCTAATTTATATTGATGCCAGCAGAAAAGATAAAGAATTTACGATTTATAATAATCGTTACGCATGTTCTCAATGCAAAGCTTATTTGAGCAATCAAGAACGCCAAATTTGCGAGGAAGTTGATTAAAAATGATTTTAGAAAACCTAAAAAAACAACTTATCATTGACGAAAACTGCAAACTTGAAATATATTTAGACGATAAAGGTTTGCCAACTGTTGGTATTGGTCATCTACTTACCAAAAAAGACCCTGAATTTATGCAGTGGCAAGTTGGAATTAAAGCAAATCCAAAGTTTGTTTTAAAAATAACGCAAAAACGCTGCGACGAATTATTTGCAAAAGATATTGAAAGCGTGATCCATGATTGCAAATTTATTTGGCCAGATTTTGATAGTTTTTTAGAAGAGGTGCAAGAGATCATCGCTAACATGGTTTTTAATCTTGGCCAACCAAAATTATCAAAACTATTTCCGAGCTTTATTCAAGCAATCAAAGACAGAAATTACAAAAGAGCTGCGCTTGAAATGAAATACAACAATGGATTGAAACCAGAGCAGGGATTATGTGACTGGTATGTTCAAACAAAAGACCGCGCTAAACGACTTGTAAACAGAATGGAAACCTTAGCAAACAAACAAAATGCTTAAGATCGAGGGAACTAAAAAAAATCAAATTTTCTTTTTTAACTACAAACCAAAAATTCAATCTTTTGATCTTAAAATTTCAAAAACTGGTAAGAAAAAACAGGTTTACATTTTTGACAATAAAACCATCAAAAAAACATGGCCACAATTCTAAATGCAATTAAACGTTGGCGTATTCACAAAATTGTAAGAAAACCACTTGATAGTTCTTACTTTTGCAAATCATGATAAATCTTACAGCCGCAAGGGTTCAGGTTTTTAATTTTACATAACGAACATTATGAGAAAATTAAAATCCCTCAAATTCTTTTAATACTTCGACTCTCCATTCGAAAGGAATTCCTTTATTCATTAACAAATATTTTTTACAAGCCATATTTGTTTCCATAAATAATAAATCAAAAATTTTTCTATTTATATTAGGATTTTGTGCTGCAGCTTGAAATTCGTAAAAGCTAGCTGACAAAGTTCCGACCATAGTTTTTGCAGTTAAAATATGAAATATCCAATTGCAATCAGATGTCGTTTTAAGTTTTTCTAAAATTTCTTTAATTTGCTCTAATAACAAATTATTGTTTTGTGTTTTCAATTGATTATTAATTAAAATTCTGGTTCGCCATTATTTTTGGCAATTTGAAATTTATAGTTTTGTAATTAAATCAAAGAGCGATTTTTCCCTCATTTCAGTACGCCAAACATATTTCCAAACTTTAACTTTTTTCTCACCTACTTCATGTAAATCCTCAACGATTCTTTTAATCAAAAATCCTGATTTAGAGGTAAAAGAAATCTCTTCTGGTTTTGAATGAAGCTTTGGAATAACTGGCTGAAATACAGCATTAGTAGAGATAATCAATTCTTTAATATAATCTTCACTATCGCTACACCACTCATAAGCATCAAAGTAATATTGAAAACCGCTTGCGCTATTAATTAGATTTTTACAAATTCCAACTTCAAAAACCAAAATATCATTACCACGATGAATATACTGTTGAGTGATAATTAGCTTCAGGCCGCGCTCTAAATTTTCCTGATAAAAAATTTTTCCAGTGGTTTGTTTGGTTCCAAAAAAATTGTTTATTGATGGCATATTTTTTGTTTTATTAAGTCGCTTTATTGATTACCATATTTCCTCTTAATCTCCTCAATATCTTTCTGCATTTGCTCGAAGGAGTTGATGAAGTCGGTTAGAGTGCAATATTTTTCCACATTACAACTTGCATAGCCAGAAAAAATACCATTTTCTAAAGCTTCAAAAACAATGTTACCATTGCGATTCCAGCCATTAGCTAAATAATAACTATTGTTATCCATAGCTAGGTTTGATTTTATAATAAAAACACTTTTAAAATTTTCTGGTAACTCACTAACATCTTTCCAAATACTTATTGACTCGACACACTTTTCTTTCATGTCGATTTTAGGTTTTGGTTTTGACATAACAGTTTTTTCATTTACTTTTACTAGATTCATTTTAAAATTTCCACTTAAGATCAAGTCCCACTTTGTCTTCAAGTTCAAGCGCTAATTCCAAATCTTTTTTTATTTTTAGACTTGGCAAATTATCATCTTTTATATCAAATTCGGATAGTTTGATTTCGATTTTAGATTCTAAATTTTCTAAATTATTTTTCATTTTTTTTTAAATGTTGAATTATTTTTTCAACCGCACTCCACAACGTAAGAAGAGCGTTGCCAATTTCTTCGTGTTTATTTTCAAAAACAACTTTTTCAATTAATTTTCTAGTTTCTGCGCTATGAAATGAGGCTAAATCTAATTTTGTTGGTTTAGTTTTTTTTTATTTTCTTTGCTCAACAGTTCCTTAATTATATTTAAAGCCTCATTCATATTATCAATCGTAATAGAATAATCAAAGTCTTCTCCTTGATCGTTCAATTCGTTAATTTCTTCAATGCTTTTTTGCAAAGTTGATATTCTTTCTTTTAGTGATTTGGTCATAAGCTTTTAGTTTTTTGAGATTCCTGCGCAATAATTGCTTGGGTCTTTAATTTTAATATTTTTGCAAATTTTAATAAATAATAAGCACGGAAAGCTTGCTGTGAAAAGCAGCAAAAAAGCCAACAGCACCCTAAGAAATAAATATTGCTTTAGTGTTTTAACCATAAATCCCCCAAAGAATCCAACCTATAGCCAACAAAATTGCGATTAGCATTGGATGGTTGATAATAAAATTATCTAGTTTTTGTTTTAGCGTTTTAATCATTTAATTACCTCAAAACTTACGCACCAAACCCAAGGATTAGCTTTCCACTTTTCTTCTGGTTTTTTGTGGGTTGCGTTCCAATTAACAATAAATCCTGTTCTGTAATCACCGCAAGGCGATCTGTGAAATGTGCCATAATCTGCGTCATAACCAATTTTTTCAGCTCCTTCCGCAATCGCATCTTTTTCACTAATCTCATGCAAGCGCTCCACTCTAATCTCTTTTATTTGCAAGGTTAAGCGCGAATGTTTTTGCTTCATGTGTTGGGCTGGTCGCTTTTTCCAGTAATCCGAAATAAAAGCATTAGGATTAACAAATCTTTCTTGCGCTCCGTTCGCTACATATTCAACTTCTGAACTTGTAAAAAATGTTTCATGTTCGCCACTTGGCAATTGAGTTGATCCCAGTTTTTGTAAAAAACTTTCTTTGCAAAAAATCTTTTGCCTTACTTGGTAGGGAAATTTTCCATAGGGCTCGCTAGGTTCAATAAAAGATTGTTTGGTATTAATCACCTCTCTAAACATTGTTTTATTTCCCGCAAGTATCGCTTGCACTTCTTGTGCGTTAAATATTTTACCTTTCATATCACCTATTGTTTGAGGTTAATATTAAAATTCCTTCTTGTTTAAGAATTTTTAACCCTTCTTCTACACTTCTAAACTCGAAAATTTTAATGTTAAAAATCCCCTCTGCCCTCGCCTTAAATTCTTTTTGTTCTTTAGTCAAAAAGCCAGTTGAAGATTTGGCTTCAAGCCAAATATCAAAAGCAATTCGCGTTTTAATAAACTCTCTCTCGATGCAAAAAAAATAATCAAAAACTCCTTTTTTAACGCCTTTTTTCTTCAAATCGGCGCCAGTTTTTGACCATCTTTTGCCGTTTATAATTGTTGCTGGTCTTTGTTCGCCGTTTGCAATATAAGAATATTTGACCAAATCGGCGCTGAGTTTTCCCCACTTTTCATAACCAGCTAAAATTTGCCCGAAGTTTTTTTGTAAGGTTGATTCTTCTTGATTACGCTTTTTTTTTGGCGCAAAAATTTCTTTGTATTCTT